AGGTGGGAGTCGAACCCACAGTATCCTTGTGAGGGTCTCCGACTTATAAGGTCGGGGCTTTGACCATTAAGCTACTAGACCTTGCGCCAGTATTCTGGCTGGGCGGCAAAAGCTGTAATAATCACGCGCTCGCCGTCGTTCTCTTTCGTCACAATCATGCCTACGCATTCATCTTCAACATACCCGTAAATCACGTCTGCCGTCTTGCCGGGGATAAGTTGCGCGTCTGTCATCTGACCGGCTTCGTAAGCGGCGCGGATGGTCTTGGCGTTCCATGTTTCCGCTTCGTGCTTGTGCCAGTGGTTTGACAGTCGCAGTTTCATGTCATTATCCTTTCAGCGCAAAATCTCATTGAGTTCGTCAATCGCTTTTGCTTCTTCGTCTGCCGTCTCACAAGTAACAAGTACGGCGGCAAGTTCAAGAACCTTGAGTGCGTTTTCGCCTTTGTACTTCATCGAGCCGGGCAGCTTTTCGATCAACGCCTTGATTGTTTCGTGGCTGTCGGCAAATGACGGCAGTTCTTCGTACAGTTCTTGCAATTTAGTTTCGTTCATGTCCTTATCCTTTCGTGTGGGGCGGCGGGGCGCTGGTTATTCAAACTTTTGGCACGTTGCACACCAATTCTTGCCGGTGATTATATCGGTTACGAACTTGTGTTCGTGGCGGTAGTTTACTACCTGATTGAGAACCTGCATTTTGTAACCGTTGCCAAGAACCGAACTTTCAAAAACCACATCTACTGCGCTTTCCATTTCCATTCCGCAATCAATCAGGCTTTTGATTTCGGCAGTCATTGTTTCTACTCTATCGTTTGCCCATTTTGTGATTGCGTTCATCTCATTTGCTCCTGTGTGTTATTTGCTGTTCAATGATGAGTATATACCCGCCGTCGGGTTTTGTCAATAGTAAACAACCCGCCTGAACCTTAAAAAATCCGCCCGTATTTTAGCCCGCTTGTTCTAAACAAAAACAGGCCAGCCATTCGGCCAGCCTGTCAAGGTGGAAGTTCCGCCCGCTAAATTCTACCGCCGCCCCTTATTGACATTTTATCGCCGTTTGCCCATGTAATAGGCACTGTCTGCCCCCATGTTGTACCGCCGCCGGATGTCGCTACGTTGATTAAGTTATTTGTCGANAAGTCAAACGCCGTGCCGGTATAATGCGCTGTGCCGCTGTCCAGTGCGTAACAGGGCATGGGGTAATATGTGGCCAGCGTGAAGGGCATCGACCACGTATAAGCGCCTGTTCCGTATGTGGTGGTACTACCGTTCACCTGTTCAACTTCGCACATCATTTCGTGATCTCGGATTTGGTAAGTCCCTGTCAATGTTCCGTTACCGATTGCAGGCTGTGTACCGCTTGACGCCCAGACAGGGGTATAACTCAATTGGCGAGTGTGATAAATCGGATGCTGAATCAAGTTGTTGTTTGTGTATGTCGGCACGCTCCAATTGTACGAAGCTGATGCGCTTAGGGTTGCAGCAAATCGTCCAATCAGGACTACGTCATCGGTGCTGGTGGGTGTAGACGCGTTTCCAAACGCTAGATATTTTTCGTTCGTAGTCGTGCCGCTAAAATCGCTGTACACTCTGCCGGTGGGAATACGGGCAAATCCAATATCCACGATGTCGGTAGCAGGCGTGGTGTTCCAAATCAGGTACACAAAATAATCTATCTCTTTTGTCGCCAATTCAGCCGCGCCGGATGCAAACCAGTTCGTACCCGCGTTCTTTGTAACCGATAACGCGGCAGTACATTGGCGGCGTGTGCCGTTTATCCATACACCAACCGGCTCGCTTGTTGAAGGGTTGTTACCCGCCAATGTCTTAAGCGCAACGGTGATATTATTGCTCGCCACGGTTACGCTAATTTTTCCGTTATTGATTGCAACATAAGCCGCCATGTCTGCAGGGGTAAAATATACGTCCGCTGGCGTACCGGTAGGGTCACTGGTGGCCCCGATTGCCTCTGTTCCTGTTAGCACCGCCTTACGGGTTGCATCTTCAAAATAAGTGTCAGCCATTGTTGCTCCTAGTCCTTGAGTACCTTATCGCGCAAAACTAATATCATCCTGCCGTAAACTTTTAGCAGAGTTTTTACATCGGCGGGAATGTTCAAGTTNNCCAAAGCCTGTGCCTCTGTCCATGTCGCCCAGCCGGGAACGCTTTCCAACCGTTGCTTTATATCGTCAATTCCATCGTGCGCCGCAATAACCGCGTTTACTGTGTCAAGGTATTGCGGCTCTGCGCTTTCGTCAACAAACAAAATATATACGCCGTTGGGAATACCGGCAACCTCCCGCGCCAAAGGCACGCCCGCCGCTTTTAATTCACGGGTCAACTTTTTCAGCGCAATCGGTTTGTCTACTCTCAGCCTCATGGCGTGTTGCCCTCCACCAAGCCCCAGGTGCACAGGACAATATTCTTACTCATCACCCTATACCCTGCGCTCTGAATGTGGTAATAGCCGTCAATGTTTTGCGCTGAGATGGTGACGCGAATCAGGTCGCCCACGTCGCACTGTAGGAACCTCAGCATATTGGTTTCACTGCGGTTGGCAAAGAATGAAATTGATTGTAAAACCGTGCGAGAGTTGGCATCGGCAGTCACAATCGAATTAATCCAAACTTCGCCAGCGTCCAAATCCTGCTGGTAATACTGCTGAATATTGACACTCTGATACCCGTTCTCGTTGATACTGACAGCATCTTCAGCGGTTGCTGTAATCCTGTCATAGTTATACAACCCGCGTCCGCGTGCCTGTAAATGTATCAGGTAGCCAGCCGAGCCGGAGTTGTTGGTCAACGTATAAGTTACTTCATCGGGAGTATAGGTTGCGGTGATAGCCAGTCCGCTACTCAGGTCTGTGCCACTGCCATCGTCTGCCGTGTTTAACAGATAATCCCCGTCCAGTGTTGGGCTAATCTCACGGCGAGGGATGTCAAAATCTGTTTTGTGTAGGCAGATACCCTTACGAATAAAAAACATGTCATGGGCGAACCACGCATAAGTTGAAGTCTGAGTCATGCCGATTGTCATGGTGGCAGACGATGCGGGCAGGGCCGTGGCAGAGTACCACTTGTCGGTCAGTTTTCCATCGGCAAAAGCGTAGAACCAACCCGCGTCATAATTCAGTTCATAGTAGACCCATCTATTTTTCACCACCGGCCCCCAACTGCGGTTATTGGCAACATTCCATGACGCGCTGTTTGACGACATAAATATCCCCATGTCGCCCCCGTCGCCGTTTGAGTAGCCGAGCAGATAGGGCTGATAAGTGACAGACGAATCCCGTGAAAGTATCGCCTGTCCGGGGGTGATATTGAACATTGCCGCAAAAAACCCAATGGTGCAGGGCGTTGTGCCATCGAATAAATCAAAGTCTGTACTCGTGGGCATGGTCAATTTATAATTCGAGTACCCGCCGTAAATGGCATACGGCCCCAGCACGCCCGAACTCATTATATCATTGAAGCCATTGTTATATACGTCATTAGCCCTAAATACATCATTCTGTGTGACTGTGTGCCGTCCCGTTTCGTCAACAAAAGTTGCGTCTGTATAATTGAGTAGTACCATTAGCGTGGGGTCTGGGTCGCCCGGTACGTCAGGAGTTTGCATACTGGACACGATTGCGTTAATCTGCGTACCACCGCCAGACGGGTCAACGTACCGGCCCTTGATTATCTTGGTCTCACCGTTGGCAATTGCGACAGGATAGGGCAGGCGATACAAAACTTGCAATTCGGTGTCGGTGCGTTTTGGGTACGCCGTAGCTGTGGCGTAGTTCACCAAGTTTGTACCGTATTGCGGCTCGATGTTATCAATATCTGAGTTCAAGGTAACGGCGGTGCTGGCCCCAGAGGTAGGCGCATGGTTGCGGAATTTTCCAGCAGAGTGATTCTTCCAGTATCCTGCGGCGTGGTTTTTCCAGTTTTTCGCCGTCAATAATGCAGTTGTTTTTTGTGTGGGCGTATTGCGGGCGGTGCTGTTTTCAAAAACCAATAACTGCCCACTGTCCCGTTGTTTGACAAGATAAATCCTGCCGGGGCTTTCGGAGTATGCAAGTCTGCTAAATTCGCTATATGCCGTTGTGCGCTGGCTCGTGCCATCAAATACTGTCGGGAAGGTGTATGTACCAGTGTCTAGATCAGTAGAAACATAAAACGGCACACGCTCTAAAATTGAGGTAATCGCTTCGTTGGCCTTTTTGCTTTCCTCAATGACAGGCGAAATAATCGGCGTATCAGTGGCGTACCTCATCCAATCCAATGCCGTGACTTCTGCCCGTGATTCACCGGCGGTTTTACCAACCGAAAAACTCAAGCCGTCCTTTGGGATGTACCCCAAAAAGCGCACATACGGGAAGCCGTTGTAAGTGAATACCTGCTTGATCTTCGTTCCTGCACCCCAACCGGATAATGGACTTGCGCCGTCCGGGTTGTATTTATCGGTTATGTTTTTCAGCGTAAAGCGCAACTCGCCCGCGTCCGCTAAAAGGCTGGTATGTGACGTGCCGTAAATCCCCCAGCGTGCATCCACGCCAGACGATACCAACACGTCAGCAGTGATGTCTGTCCATGTCCCGTTCAGCATGGCGTACGTTTTGAATGAATCGAGTGACACCGCCATTAGTTGACCATGCTCCGTTGTATGACCGCTTCCAGCCGCATGGCTAACTTATCCAGTGATGCGTCGCTAATCGTTGCCACACTTCCAGATTGCGCCGCGCCTCTGGGGGTAATGGTGATTAGCTCTCCGCCGGAGGCCGTGTCACCGTTGCCCATACGAAAGCCTTCGTTGCCATAAGACGGTGGAATCATAAACGAACCACCCATAGCGTGTGGGGTGGTGGGGTTCTGGTATTGCAAGTCGCCTGTGGCGTATGACGCGCCGCTGCCATAGCCAGCATAACCGCGATTGATAATGTTCATCGCCACATCAATACTATAACCGCGTTCTGACATCAGCTTTAGCAGCGCGTCCAGTTCCTGCGCCTTGACCGTCCCATTAGCAATGGCGGTGGAGGCTTGGTCAAACGCTATCGCCTGCCGTAAGGCGGACTCCTCAGCCACGCCCGCCGTGGTTAGTAACGCCTGCGCCTTTGCCGCTTCCGCGTCACTGTACCCGGCTACGCCGTCCAGCATGGCGATTTTCTCCAGTGACATCATGGTGAGTTTTCTAACACTGGCCTCCTCAAAGGCAGCGGCGTTCTCTTCGTAGTCACTGTTCAATTCGTCAATCTTGCCTTGTACATCCTTTACCGCGTCCGACTCCGCCCACCAGCCTTGACTGAGTAGCGTCTGTTTTTGGGCGGTCAGTTCTGCAACCTGTGCCAGTATTTCGGCCTGTGATTCTTGATAGTTTTTGTTCGCCGTTGTAAGCTCAATACTGTCCCGGATAATATCAGCATTGGCGGCGGAGAGGTTCTTTAACTCTTCCTCTGTCATTTTGGCAATGTCGCCAGTTTCGGCCAATTGTTTGTTATAGTACTCAGTCATGGCCGCGCCGCGTTCCATCTGCCCACGGAACGCTTCAAAGGCCATGTTTTTCATTCTGTCATTCATGCCGTCGTGAATAATGCCAAGCTCTCGCGCTTGGTCTGTCATCTTCTTGGTGGCGTCAATTGACGCTATCATTTCACCGATAGCCGAGCCAATGGCAATTTTGAAGCCTTGAATAGAATCATTCCATGCGTCCTGTGCAAGCCGCGCAGCCTCCGCCTTTTTGATTTGTTCATCGGTCAAGATAAGGTTTTTGTCAATCTCGCCAGCGGCCTCACGCAAGGCGTCGCCCTCTTGATTTAAGACGTTAACCCACTTCGCACCACCGCGCCCAAGATTGTCCTGAATAAAGGCCATCTTTTCGGCGGGGTCTTTGATTTGTTTGTATTGGTCTGCCAGTTTCGCCAGCGTGTCAATGGTGGGGACTAGCCCTTGCTCTTTAAGTGCTTTGGTCGCAGCCGTGGCATCGGCGGCGGATAATTGATAATCGTCAATAACCTGTAAAAAGCGTGATGTTTCCTCCGCGCCGGTCTGGGTGATAAGCGATAAATCCCGCACCTCTCCCGCGTAGCGTTGAAATTCGTTATAAGCCTTTACAGCAGCCGCGCCAACGGCGGTGACTACTCCAATCGCGGCGGCATTGGCACTTATAAAATTCTTGATACCCTCCACCGCCCCCATGCTGGACGTTTTTGTTTGTGCCAGTGCCTTGTTATAGGCGGCACTGGATACCCCCGCCGCCCTCAGGTTCTTATCGAGCGCGTCCATTTCCTTTTGGATTTTCTGGACGCTCGCTGTAAAATTCTTGTCTTGCCCTTCAAAGATTACTTGTACAGTAGCCATCCGTTATGCTCCAATCACACTACGCCACGCTCGCCAGCGTTCCAGCCATTGCGCTTTGCGTCCGCCCGCTATCTCCCACGGCGGGCATCCCCATTCATGTGCCAGATGTAACACGTCAACCCACGCGGGGGCAGTTTTCGACCCGCTCTCTTTGGCGAATATCAACCGCCCCCGTTCGTAGGGGAAACAAACGCATCCGCAACGGCCTGATAAAACTTTCCGATATAAACCGGCCAGTCTTTTTTAGGTATTTTTTTGAACAAGGCCCGCGCCTCTTCCACTGATACCGCTTGACCGTTTGCGTCTACGACAAAATGTAGCATCTTGTCGTAGACGTCTTTATTGGTCATGTCGCCCAGGTTCAGCCATTCGTCAATGCTGAAGTGTTCATCAAAACCTTCAGGCGTAATTTTGATTATGATGATTACATCGTCACTCATTACGCGTCCGATCTACTAGGCCCAAGCCGCGGCGGTCGTGCCCATTGGCGAGAAGTGCACAGTACCCAGCAGGATGTCACCCGAAGGCGTACCGGACACCGGCAAAGCGTCTAACATGAACTCACCGCTGAAAGCCTGCCCGCCCGATTCCGGGGTGATGGAAACAGTCTTACTGGTGGAACTTCCAAAGATGCCCTGCAAGACGGTACGCGCTCCGGTGGTCGCGGTGGTGTTCCATTTGACGGTTAGAGAGATACCCTGTACCGGCAAGCCGGGAATGTAATTGACGCTGCCATCACCGAATCCGGTGACTTCAATCTTGCCCGCGTCCTGTTCAATCTCGTATGAAACACAATCGCTTGAAATGGTGCGGGGCGTTCCTGCGCTATCGTCCACAACGATAACCGCGCCCTTTGCTGAAATTTTACCTGCCATTGTTTATGCTCCTTTATTGGTGCTGGAAATGCACCGTGAATCCAAACGTATCACCGGCGGCCCCGGTACGAGTCGCCAGTACGCGGCGATAGCGGTTAATCGTGCCACTGGCAACCGTCTGCCTTTCGGCGGTTAGGCTTGTGCCATTGGCGGAGAATGTAATCAGGTCGGCATACCCGGAGCCGAGCGTGGTTGAGTGCTGGACTTTGACCACATAAGTATCCGTTGCCGTGGTGTCCCAAACGTGCAATGTAGCACTGCATGTCGCTGTAACCGCGCCGCCGGTGGGGTCATCGAATCCCGTGCCGGTGGTAGTGGCCGTGATTGTGCCGTGAGACAAAGCCCAGCCGTTCTCAATACCTACGTTATTCCCGTAGCTCTCAAAGTTCAACGTGCCGATTTGAATAGCCTCATTAACCGCGCCTTTGGGGGTGTAATTGCCCTGCATGAACGGCAGCGAAATGGACGGGTTGCCCAGCGCGTACCCTTCCGGCAGGATGGTGACATACCCGGTAGGGCGTGGCGATAACGCCAGATGGGTCTTCCCCGCCGCGCTATCCCATAACACATTTGCAGTTATGCTTGCAGACGGCAGGCCGGGGATGTAATTCACAACACCATCACCGAAGCCGGTTACATCTATCTTGTTAGTATCGGCGTTGACATCGTATTGATTGATATACGTCGAAAAGTTGTAACCATTAATCAGTATGATTCCATTCTTGGCTGAAATTTTAGGCATGGTTTCTTATCCATTCATTGACCGCGTTTTGTGCGGCATTGTACGCGCCGGTCAGGTTGTCGCTAATGATACTGAGTACATGCCGCCATCCATCCGCCGCGTGCCCGCGCTGCTGGTCATCACCGAACACAAATGACGCCGAGTTGGAGTTGTTCATCAACTTGATACTATTCGCGCCCGGCTCTGCATACGTCCAGTTGTTCGCCAGTTGGTGCGTGCGGTTGTACGGGATGCCGCCGCCGAAGCCATCACTGGCAAAGTAGGCTTTGCGCTGTTTCTCGCTTTGCCACTGGTACGGGTTACCCTCACCGTGTTGAACGCGCGGCGGCTCATAACTGAATCCGTGCCGCCCGTCGCCTATCATGTACTCAGCAAAAGCGACAAACGCCACGCGCTTGACGTTAGGCTCCAGGCTTGCCAGCATCGTAAGCGCCTCTTGCGTCCCCAACATTTTGAAGTGAATTTCCGTCATGGGTTGATACGCTCCCGAATGGTGACGTCAAAGAAGCACCCAACAAAACTATTACCGGCTTTGTCCTGTAACGTGTCAATGTCTGTATGTGTGATGTTCTCAACGTCTACATTGGCAACGTCCAACGCGGCAAGGGCAGACCATATCGCCTCCGTGTTCGTGACGGCATCTGAATATTTTGTGTCAATGGTTTTGGATACCAGCATCCGGTGCAAGTAGACATAATGGAATACCCGGTGCGTTATCCAGTCACGAGTGGACGGCGTGCCAAAGGTTGACTCTTGGTCAGGTGAACCGGTCGTAGCACCAACCCATCCATTTGGCACAGGCATGAAGATAGGACAGTCGGTGGTCTTGACGCTTAGCGGTAAATCATCGGCGGCCTTTATGGTCACACCGGTTACGCTTAGGGCAGCGATAGCATCCGCGATAGCACTAGCGTTCAGGCTCATGGCGTCCCGTCATGTTGACTTTCGTCACTGTCTTGGTATGAGTCGGCGCGGTAGGGTAATGAGATTGCGGAAGTCGCCACGGCGTAGGATGTACTGCGGGCTGATTCAAGGCCGTCTTTCATGCTCTCCACCCACTCGTAAATCTCTTTGTGTATCTGTGCAAATGGCGAGACACCAGAAGCCAGGGCGCGTTCGGTAAAGAACCGCCCGCTCGAATTGGCATAGTTTGCCATGTCTGCCACCGCGCCAGTCACAATCGATTTGACGGCTAGTACATCGGTCGCATCGGTCAGGGGGATGGTAAAACCCCAGCGGCGTAATGCTGTATTCACTACGCCGCTGATTTGGTCAATCCAGCCCTCTACCTGCGCCAGCGTAGGAACCGTGGCAGAGTTATACACCCCACCAGATTCAGCGACCCATGCCCATGTCAGGGCGGCCACGTCTGTCGCTGTGCCGTAAGAGTTCGCGCCAACGCTCATTGATCTACAACCGCCCAGACATCAACGCTATCCCCGTCGTTGGCCTGTGCCAATGTCACTTTGATATTGTCGCGGATAAGCGGGATGTAAACGTTGCTGTCGGTGATCGCGGCATTGGCCGTGCTTACCGCGCCCTGCCGTACAGCGTAAAACCCGTCCGTTGCGCCGTTGGTGATGGTTAGTACAGTACGGGTCGGTAAAACACCGTTCACCAGTTGGATGGTGGTGTCAGCAGTGGCCGCCGGTGGGGAGTCGTTGAAGCGGATGTAAAAGCCCAGCAGATTACCAGTGATGGCAATCGAGCCGGTGGCGTTGTTGGTGGAAGTTCCTGCGCCGCCGGTGGTCAAGCCTGAATTGAGCGGGCCAATTGCGTCAAGCATATTAACCGCCTTAAGTCAGATAGAAATATTCGACCGTCATCGAACCGGCTGAAACCGCTGTAAAGTCGGTTGCGCTGGTAACAGTCACAGTCACGGTTTTGGCAGCGTCGTGGTACGCGATACCAGACGGGTTGCCCAGACTGATACCATTGGCGGCAGTGGTGAACACAGACGGCGTGCCGGTCATATAGCGGTCAGTGTCCGTACCATCACCGATAATCACGGTGGCCGAAGTGTCGCCAGTAAAGCCGGTCAGGGCGGTAATGTGGCAACCCAGCACACGCGCCCCCACGGGGATTTGAGTGGCAAGGTTATACGTGCCGCTCGTGCCTCCGCCGTCGGTGAACGCGGCCCGCGCTACGGTCTCTGATACTTTGATAAGCGAACCGCTGAAGGTCTCGCCGCCCAAGGTGGTGAATGAGGTTGCTGTAACCCCATCTTGGTGAGTAGTCATGTTTTATACTCCTAATGGGGCGGAGTGTTTCATCCGCCCCATTCAAGACTATGCAACTTCGTTACCATACACGAAGCGGAAATCATCCCAACCGAAGCTGTAACGCATGTATCCGCGATAGCGGGCAACAAGGTTAAAGTCGCTGGTGGGGTCAAGGGCCAATTCGGGAAGCACGCGGTTAAACCACAGAAGATGCAGTTTGGCCTGAGCACTGTCAACCATAAACCAGTTATTGGCGTCGGTTAGATAGGGGTCTGACACGATACGAATCCGGCTAATGGCGTTGGCGTCATTGTCAGCCGTGCCGGGTTTGGCGGCGGCGGAGAGTTGTTCGACCGCGCTCTCTTCCAATTCAACCGGGACAATCAAAGTGTCGTAGAACATCGGCATCGGAATATTGCGGTCGTTCTTCATGCGGCGGCCAGCCTGCAAAACAGACTTGACTGCCGAGTAGGAAAATGCGGTCGTGCCTTTGTTGCTGATGGAGGTCGAATCGGTGGGGCTGGTGGGGTGGTCCGTGGCACAAAGGGCCTTGCCATCCGCACCCAGATAGGACGCCGAAAAAGCGTTATTGAAGACCGACGCGGCGTGAGTGGCGCGGGTCTGGCCGTATTCGATACCCAGAGCCGAGGCCTTGCGGCGAATCAAACCGGACTGGTTATCGTCCCACAACTTGCGCCCGATTTGCAAACCCTTCGCGTATTCCTTGTGGGTGAATGTGGTCTCGTACAGCGGATTGAACGAATCGAATTGCACCTGAGCATTTGACGGGTCATCAGCGCCGTTGTATTCCGGCACAAGACCGCCATTGCCCAAGCCCTGTGAATACTCAACCGAAGACTGCGAAGACTCAATACCGAACAGGGCAGAGACCGGCGAAGCAACACCCTCAAGCTGTTGCAGCCATTCTTTGCGGACGATAGGCAGGACATAACGCGCCCATTGCTCTGAAATCATTGTAGGTACAGCAGGCATTTTCTAATCCTCCTATTGCATCGCCATCTTTGCGCTGTTGACAACGCAGAAGACTTCGGTGTTGGATGAGCCGATTTTCCAGACAGACAGACAACCGTTTGTCGTATCGCCCACGTCGAGCGAGCCGTCGGTGTTGAAGTCGATGGTCTTGCCTGAGAAGTTAATCAACGATGAGGCATCCGCATCCGCAGTGCCTTTCCACACGTCGCCCGGACGAATGGGGTAGAACTTGATGGGGTCGCCAGCAGAGGCAGCCGCGCTGGTGGCTTGCGCGGCAAAACCGGCAAACAAAACCACAGAGGCGGTCGCTTCGTCAAGTGCTCCAGAGGTCATAATCAACGCCGTGCCGACTTTGGTTTCAAGACTGGCAGAGGCGGTTCCGGTAATTGCGGTGGGCGGATTCATCCCGTAGAGGTTGGTCACATATTCCCACGCGTAGGTAGGTGCAGCCATTTGTTAATCTCCTTATAGATTTTTGGCTTTGGCGTACTCCTCATCGGACATTCCGAAACGTTGTGCAACCGCCCGCTCCTCAGCCGTAAGCTCTGCGCTTTTATCCGGCTTCGTGCCGCGCTTGCCCGCTCCAATGTCGAAGGGTTCCGCCTTCATAAATTTTGACTTGTTCTTTGCAAGCCAATCCAGTTTGGCCTGAGTGGTCAATCCATCAGGAACTACGTCACGGTAATCTTCGGGCAGTTCCGCCACCTGTGCGGCGAGAATGTCCTGTAAGGTCTTCTCGTATGTGTCAACCTGTTCAGCTTTCGGCTTCAGGCTGGACAATTCCGCTTGGGTCTTCTCGTAAAGTTCCTTGTATTGGTTCGCTTCCTCGAGCCGCTTTTTCTCGGCTTCCTGTTGCGCCCGTTCAAGGGCTTCCGCTTTTTTGGTAGCCGCGTCACGCTGGGCAATGACTTCGTCAAGGCGTGACTTCGGTATCATGTTCTCAGGCTTAACGTCGGGTGTCGCTGACGGGGCGGGGGTCTGAGGCTGGGCGGGGTCTTGCAGTACTGACATGATGTTTTCCTTTTTCTCAGTTTTTACGTGCCTGCCACGAAGGAAAATAAACAGGGCTTGCCGCCGGTATCGCTACCAGTGACAAGCCCTGCTTTGGTTTCGGCGCGTATCTCTACGCGCCCGCGCTGTGCTTGCTAACTATTCAACTTCTGGCATTATATCACATTTTTGCGCTATCACGATTTGCACGTTGTTCCTGTCTGTCAATCCGTACTGCTTCCGCAGGGCACTGACTATCGCCAGCAACGCCGCGCAAATTATCTCGGCGGTTTGCTTGCTCATTTCGCCTTCTTTTCTTTTCCAATATACAGGCGCACGAACAACCATAAAAACGCTATAACCGCGTCGCTAAAAGCATCGGCCATCTTACGCCGCGCCATGTATTCGTTGCGGATTGAATCCGCTTCCATCTCAAAGTTTCTCATTATTGCTCCTGTACTGTTCTGTATTCAATTGTACAACGGCAGCGGGTAAGGCATTGGCTGTTACCAATCTCCGGTATATCTTCAATCGGCATCCATCCTTCGCTGGCGTACTCCTCACAATCTTCGCAGTGATCTACTCCCGGCTCCAAAACCCGCCGCCCCTCTTCGTACCCGTCCTGCAAGTGGAGTAGTTTATCCTCTTCCCAATACGTCCCGTTTACCGCATCCGCGTATAAGTCAGCCCGTACCAACGCCCGCCCGTCAAGGGCTTGTGTCCCGTTGGCAATGTCATCAGCGAAGCCACGCAAGAAGTCGTACTGCCTGGCAATCAATCTCTCCGCGCTACTCCATTCTGCCACGTTTGCCATGCCGCCATTCGCTAATGCTGCGCTGGCGGTGTGGGATATTTTTATTTCACTCAACATAGATGATTGCCACGAGGCCAGCGTTATCTTGCCGTCAATGAGCTTTTGGGTTAGGTCGCTGAAGTTTAGCGCGGTCTGTTCTATCAGGCTTTCCAGCCCAGCGGCGATTTTGGCAGGACTAAGTACCGCGCCGGTGGCTTCGTCGTAGTAACGATATGTACCAGCGTCCCACTCGAAGCCACTTAGTAGCAGTAAGCCAATGAGCAATTCGTCAACCGATTCATCCCAACGCTTAACCGCCGCGTCTTCGTCATCCTCTGTGACAACAGACAGTTCGTCAAGCTCTGCGTCGGTCAAGCTGAGTGGCTTATCCGCCATTGGCTACCGCGCCAGTGTCAGGGTTGACCGGCACACGCACGCTATTTACCCGCGCCCGTAACCTGTCCGCTGATTGTTTCTTGACCGCATCCGTCTCTTGTGCAATCTCACTCTGACTCATACCCAGCAGGCCGCCAATTTTAGCGCGATAAAAGTCATCGCTCCACAACCCCGCCGCCGCCGTCCGCATGGCTGTAAGTGCGGCTACCTGTGCGGTTACGTCAAGAATCTCAGGGGATTTCCACGTCACGGAAACGGCCTCAAACTCAGGCGCGTTCCCCATATCGCCAATCCTGAAAGCGTTCTGTACATCGGCAGTCATGCGGATGAGTTCTCTAATCGCGTCCGTGTTCTGCTGTTGGAAGCGGTATATCTTGCCAATCAAGCCAATCTCTAACTGCTTCAATGCCTCACCGGACAATGAGCCATTATCGGTGGTGATACCGTAAATCGGAGTTTGTGTAACCTGCGATATTTCACGGACAATCTTATCTAACTGATTTACATATTGCCCAATGTCGGTCGCCTCAAACTGCCCGACCTTGACCGCCTTTAGAAATTCCAGCATGTCAGGCGTGGGCTCTACGATAGGATTCCCGTCCGCGTCCCGCAGTACCAGCCCAATGGTCGCACCCGGCACAACTCCATCCGGGTTGATGTCCATGCCAATTGACCACGCCACACGAAACGCGCTAAACTCGGACGCCATGACCATGCTGTGCAATGTACGGTTATAGATGTCTTGCAGCGGCACGGCGGCGCGAATCTCGCTCTCGCCCGTCTCGCTGTAATTCTCGTAGCGGTTGACGAAATGCACAAGCGGGACTTTTGCCAGCGGGAAGCGGGCGTTATTGGATATGATGGATTCACCTTCCGATTCGATTTCAACGCGGTTGTCCTGCTTGACCTCACCGCCTCCAGCCTCACCGCGCCAGTACGAGACCTTGCCCGGCTGATAGACAACCAGCCGCATAGTCTCACTGCTAATCGAATCGGCCTCACTCCAAATCTTACAGGCCCACATGGGCGTTCGTTCATCCACATCGAACACGGCGACAATGCCGCTATATCCATCATAGGCCGGTTCACTTGTCCAAGCCCGCGTCAACGGGTCAATCATTATGTAACTCTCCGAGTCACGAATTGCGCCACGGTAAACGGTAGATTGCAAAGCGTCCCAGCAGTTACCTTCAAGCAACGGTGAAAGCCAATCCGTATCAATGTTCACATCACCCGTGGTAATCTCGCTGACATTCAAACGCCCAGCCATTTTGTCAATGACAATGCCGCAATAGTTACCGTTGAAGTCAACCATCCCGCTGTTGTCCTCTGCCAGGCGTAGCATCTTCCGCATTTGGGTGGTAATGACGGCGCGGTGATCGCCGCGTTCGTAGTTTCGATATAAGGCCACCCGTGCGCCCTGTTCTACAATAGCCGCCTTGTATGCGTTCTCAGCGTCCAGAGATAACGCCAATATCGGGTCAGTTTGCAGTAGTGCCGATACAATCAAGCCTGAATTGTCGCTCATGTTTTATGCTCCTGAAAATGGCGGGCGTCTGTCCGTGTCCGCATTTGGTCTGTTGATATAGTTGCCAACGCTTGCCGATGTGTTGATTGTCGTAACGGGGGCCAGCAGCCCACCGACCACATAACGCAAGGCGTCAAGCCGGTGGTAATTCGCCTTGTCTTTAATCTTGTCTGTCGCCAGTCCGTTGGCGTCCAGTTCCCGGCTGTATGTGCCAAACTCATCAATGATACCGGTACAGTTGGAAAAGACGAATAAACGGTGTTCCTTCAGCAGTGCAATTACCCGGCTGATACCCGCTTCCACGTCTGCAACCTTTGGTTCACCCAAGCGCAACCCCGCCGCGCCCCAGTCCATGCGCTGTTGAGTCTCTGACTTCGCGCCGCCCCATGCCAGCAGGTTGCGTTCGTTGTATTGCCGTATCGCATTGACGTGTTCCTGTGTGGTCTGGTTGCCACTCAACGCCTCACGGTATAAATAATACAGTTTGCTTTCCGGGTCTTGCGTTATCCATATCTTAGCCGTATGCACCGCGCCAAAGTCAACGCCCAGATAGCGCGGCCAATTCAACGGGATGTCAAACGGCGGAATAATGTGCGTGCTATCAAAGTCTTCATAAATCATCCCTGCCGGGCGGCTGAAGTTGCCGTTATAGAACATCTCAAACTTCCACGCGGGCAAGGTCTGTTTTGCGCGTTCGTATTCTTCAACAGGAAACACCGGGTTCATTGTGCTTTTGAATTGCACAACCTGTATATCTTTATCGCCACCACGCCAGCGGTCAAAGATTTGCGTCTTCAGCCAGCCTAGATTATAGGGCGTTGTGCCACCCAACACCCGCCCTTGTGTCAGGGAGAGCCGCCGCTGTAAAGCGTCCCACGCTCCGACCTTGACGCCCTCCTGTCCGCACTCATCAAACAACGCGCCCTTAGCCGTGGCTGATTCCAACCCGCCCTCAGCGTCCGCACTACGGCAGATGATACGGGTGAACATGCGCGGTTTATCCTGCCTCCAAATTGTTTTCTCTGACGCTGAATACTCCCAGCCGAACAAGTGCACAAAGTAGTTTTGTAACTCAGGCAGGAACTTCAGTTTCAGTAGGTCGTATGTGGCTGTTACCGCCAAGTAGTCGCCCTGTCCCTTTTGCTTGATTTCCCTATCCAGCCAGATAGGTTCAAAGCTGGTCTTGCCGGATTGCGTACCGGCAATAATGAAGATGAACCGGCGCGGGCTATCCCATGCTTGCACCTGCCCGGCATGGAGGTTTATTGTCAACTTGTCGCCGGTATGTTCAAGCAGCATCGTCGCTCTTTTCGATGTGCTTGATAATTTCGATTATTGTCGGTTGTTTCAGGCTGCCATCGCTGTTCTGTAAATCCAGCGTATCTTTTACCTTGCCTTCGCTGCGCTCCATCAGTTCCTTCCATAATCCACTTGACGGCTCAAACATCAGCGAACTAAACACGCGGGCAGTGACAAGGTATTTCATTTGCACATTGGCGGGGAGTTTGGCAAGCATCTGCCCCAAGTCGTTATCATTGCCGATAAACGCAATAAGGTCAGTAGGGTACATGTCGCCTACTGACTTGATAATAGACGCCCAAGACTCTCCATCTTTAGGCCGTCCGGCAGGGTTTGGGCTTTTGCCGCCCTTCTGCCAATTGGGATTACCGCGCTTCTTGTTTGCCACTTGTTAGCAATTCCATTGCGTCATTTTGCCGCCTGAATAATACAATACGGCTCGAACACATTACCCGAACAGGTGAACTTGACTTCCACCCTGTACTGGTGGTCTGCCGTCAACAGTTTCAGCGGCGAGAGGGTTATCACGTCACCCACGGCAGAAGGGCTGTTCGTAGGCATGACGGTGCTAGTCACGTCCGTGTACGCCCCGTCGGTAATGTCAAACACCAGGCACGAGATTGTACTCGGTGAACTGCCCCACGGGGTAGTGGTCAAGGTATAGCTGATACTTTCGTCCTTGCCCTGTTCCATTGGGCTTTCGACTATTTCACGTCTTACGGTCATCGGTCATCCTCCGGTAGCTTCCATGTGGTCGCTCGTGTTCTTACGGTCAAATCAGCGTCACGGTCTGTCAGGGTGGTATCGGTGCTGCGTGCCCGCAAACTCATGGCAATGTCGCGGTCTTCCAAAGTCATACCCGTGGCGCGATTGCGAAGTGTCCAGGTTCTGACAATGGCTTGGATTGTTTCGCTTATGCTTGCCGCAAGGCTCCCGGCTGTTGTTAAAGTGCCGGTAAAGAATTTGCTGATTACCTTGTTTAGCGTGCCAGCCGTGGCCAATGTACCTGCCACCAACTTTGACACCATCCGCGCAACCGTCCCGGCTGTGGTCAGTGTGCCGGATAACGCCTTACCTGTTTCCTTGCTCGTTGCGCCCGCGCTCGTGACTGTGCCACTAAAAGCCTTACTTGTCAGGCGGGATAATGTATTTGAGCTTGTCACTGTGCCAGCTAATACCTTGGCAGTTGACCGCACCAATTCACCCGCGCTAGTTAGTGTGCCACCCACAGAGACAAGGAA